GCACTATATTGATATGCTTATTGAGGATGAAACCCATAAGGAGATGGGGTGAGGTCAGCACAGCACCCCCTCAAGGAGGAAAACATGGAGTGCTGCACTGCCTCGATTGTTTTATTGATTTTGTTGTGCGTTCATCATGTTATCTATTGCAATGCCAAGAGCTACAGCATCAGATACAAGTCTAGATTTTCCTATTGGTAACACTTTTAACTCAGAAATATCTGCTTTTGAGTTCAACAATAATGCTGTTAAATCTCTTGGGTTTCTTTTATCTGCTGGAGTGTACTTTAAATAACTTTCCACTATGCCTTTTGCATTTGGGCCGCTTCTAATCAATGATTGAGCCAAATTTGCATTGCGTCTAAATTGTGCATTTGCTAATGACTTTATTGTGGCACTAATAGCAGTAAGACCAAGAACCCCAGAAGCAACAACAGCCCCGCCTACAGAAACGGTAGGCTGCTGAGATAAAAGCCCAGTAACAGCTGTAGCACCGCTTCCAAGAATTGTTGTTTTAATGAAATCCTCAGAATTAAAACCAATTTTTGACATTACACGCAATGTTTTTTCAATAGAGTCGCTAAGAATAAGCTCATTTAAAATTTCCTTTTCTTCTTTATTAAAAAAATTACCTCTTTTGTTTTTCGGGTCTAATATTTTTCTAATTTCATTTTTAAAAACTTTTGTATAATCTTGACCTGTTTTTACTTTTAATAAAGCAGAGTTGTTTGCATCTTCAATAGTTTGAGAAACTGATGCTCTTCTCCATAATGTTCTAGCTTGTTCTACAACATCTTTTACAGATTGATTTCCAATAGACTCTGGAACAGCTGGAACCATATTAATAATAAAGTCATCAAGCATTTCTGCCGCTTCTCTTGCTACAACTCCTTGTGCGTCTGTAGCTGAACCAATTTTCCTTAGTTCAGAAATTGAATCCATTAAAAAACTATATGTAACTTTTCCTTCTTCAGCTGCTTTTAATAGTTGATTTAATCTGGCATCAACAAGTCCATTTCCTGTTGCTGGGTCAACTCTAAAATTTTCTGCAAATTGATTTATTTTTCCTTTAAGCATTGCTATTGATGGGCCATTTGCTTGCGCTCCTGCGGCATCAAGCATGGCATAAGCTGCTCTTGATGCTCCTCGAATCTCTTCAATAGATGGAGCGGCATCTTGTATTATTTCTCTTGAAATATTTAATAATGATTTTGTTGTTGCAGCCCAGACAGCAGGGCTAATAATCTGACCTGCGAGAACTCCATATTTTTTTGCATCTTCTCCAAAAACATTAGATGTAATTTCTCCAACGCTTTCCCCGCCTGCTCCAGCGACTGCGCCCATAACTAAGTCTTGTGTTGGCGTTGTTGATCCAAGAATTCTTATAACATTTTTAAGTGTGCTTTCTCCAAAACGAGCAACATCAATAAGCCCGTTTGCAATATATCTAGTTGCTGCACCCGACATTAAGCTACTTCCAGCCAATTCACCAGAAGCAGCAATTATATCTGTGGCAATCCCGCCTCCAGTAAAAGCTCCTCTTTCAGGGATTGTGCTTCTTAGCGTTGGAACTTTAAAGCCAGCAAGATTTAACAAGAATTGACCAGGAGCTGTTGCAATATCAATGGCGCTGGCCCCAGCTCGATTTATCGCTGTAACAGCCTCCATTGCATAATCTGATGCTCTTGCTTTTTCTTTAGAAATAACAGGAACATTTGCTGGAATCTCATAAAAAGAAAATATTTCTTCTAGCTCTTGTTCTGTTGGAGGAGAATCACCTGTAAGGCGAAGCGTCTTATTTGTCTTTGAATCTGTGACAACATATTCAGGCATTATTGTTGCTCCGTTATTGTAAATCTACCAGATGACCTAGTAGTCTGTTCAGATGCCGTAGCAGGTTCTTTAATTCCTATCCATTGGTCAATATCCCAGTCAGATTTTGCTCTATCTCTGGAATTGGTAAACCATTCATTCAGAGTATTTAATCTATCTATAAATTCATCTTTAGGTAAACCAATATTAAGCTCTGTAATTAGTCTTTCTAATGTAGCCAATTCTCTTTCTGTTAATTGACCAAAGCCTGAAGCGCCATTTGCAGAAGATTCTCTTGCAGCTTTTAATGCGTTATATCCAAGATTTGCTTTAATTGTATTTATATCAGAGGATAAAACATACTGATCTTTCCCAGGGATAAAGCTAAATGCAATATCAAGTATTGTTCCAGTAAGCTCTTTTCCTTTACTTGCTGCTTTTTCAACTTCCTCCCTAATGTCTTGGATTACTTCTAAGCTATTCTTAGAAGATTCTCGTTGATTAATTCCAGCAGAATTTGCAGCTCGTATTTGTTGTGTAGTTTCTTGTAATGCCTTTCCAGATGTTGGGCGATTTACATATTTTTTGTTTGTTTCATCATAAGACCAAGACCATCCATCCGGCGCTTTACTAAGCAATAAACCAATTGCAGCTTGTCTTTCCGCTTCACTGGTTGCTTTAGACATTGCATCACGGTATCTTTGAATAGAACCAACATCAAATTCTCCGGCTGTAATTCCTGAAATTACATCTTGATTTGATGGAGGCGTTATAAACTGACCAGTTTCTAGATTAAATATATTATTCCCTACAACTTTATATTTGCCTTCTGTATTTGGATTTAATCTTTCAAGAAGATCATTTGCTTTTCCATCATACAATCCAGATTCTACAGAGCCAATATATGCTTGTTTTTCATTCGGCTCTATATCAGCAAGATTGATAAATTCTAAAAGCGCAGTTCTTTGAGATGATATTTTTTGTAATTCAGATTCTTTTTCTTGCTGTTTTTGTAAAGCAATATTTGTTTCTGCTTTAACTCTTGCTGCTTCTTGTCTTAAAACCGCTGCTTGAGAGCCAAGACCAAGACCTTGAATCATCTGAGCAGCTTGCAACAAGCTCTGAGGATTATTCGGATCAACATTCTTTAATGCGTCCTGAACCTTCTCAGACTCAGACCTGACATCAAGGCCAAGCATGCCACCAATACCACGGCGTAATGCTTCTTGTTGTCGTGGCATATTCATCATCAAGGCAGAAACCAAAGGAGCTTGAGTCCTGGCTAGACCAGTAAGGCCAGAGGTCAATTCACGGCCCTTCAGTATGCCCTCTTGAAGCATACGCTGCTGCCGTTGAGCAGGAGTCTCAATGATGTCTTGAAACAAAGATTGGATATTGATAGCCATTTACAAGACTCCTATTGATTAAACCCAGGAAGTGAAAAACCGCCAACTGTAGCATTTTTTAATGCTTCACTTAAAATAGCATTTACTGCGGCTTGAGTAACACCGCCATCTGTTGTGCCTGTTGTGCCTGTTGTGCCAGTAAGCGCAGCAAGAGGATTTTGCTGTTGCTGACCACCCTTCAACAGGTCAAACAAACCTTGATACTGTTGTTGTCTAAGGGCGTTTCTAAGGTTTTCAAAGCCCAACTGAGACTCGATAGCAGTCTGACCAAGACCAGAGTACAGCTCTGCGCCACCTGCTTGAAGGGATGCCAATACCCTTGCGAGATCGGTAGAAGGAGCCAATGCTGACAACAATCCAGCTTGAGGAATATAAGCTGCCTGAAGGAAACTTGGGATTGTCTGGGTAAGAAGCTGCTGTTCACCCAACATCTGCTGTAGACCAGCCAGAGTCTGCTGAGACTGTAGAGCTTGTTCTGCCCTTGCTTGCTCCATAGCACTTACTGAGGTCTGTGCCTGTTGCTCTTGAATAGCCTTTTCCAGAGCCAGTTGCTCAGGAGTTCCCCCAAACATTGAGGTACGAACACCCAGTCTTCCTTGTGACGCTAGACGCTCCTCAAGGCCCAATCTGGCACGTTCCTGCTCAGGTAACTGTGCAGCCTGAAGACGACTAAAGATTGCTTGTTCACGGGCCTGTCGTTGCTCAGGAGACTGCGTAAGCATATTAATAAGGCCAACATCATCTTGTCTGCCAACTTGTCCAAGAAGAGTCGGTATCATGCCCAGAAGCCCCTGTTGGGCTGCTTGTTCCTGTGCAGATAGCCCTAATGTAAGACCGCCAGTAGGCCCAACCTGAGCCGTTCCACCCGTCCCAGAGGTCACTGTAAAGGGTTTAAACTGGGTCTGTGCAAGAGTCTGACCAAGAAGTCCCCCTTCCATTTGTGGGAAACTGGTCTGACCAGTCAGAGCCTGAATTGCTTCTTTCTGTGCTGCGGCAATGTCTTGTTGGCCTGATTGACCTAGAGCATATTGCCCTATTCCTCCAAGCAATCCACCCAGATTGGAACCAAAGACTCCACCAAGAAATTTGTTTATATCTTCTAAAATTGCCATTGTTATCTCCTACACCATGCGCCCAAGCAAGGCATGAATGTTAATCTCCTGTAAAGCAATAGAATTACCGTTAATTGTATTCTCTACACCTATTGAAACTACAGTCCCTGACCCACTAGCATTGATCTTCTTTCTGTTAATCAAAGAGATTGAAGAAGAATACTCTGCGTCAGTATTAAACTCAGATATGTTGTACTGAGCTATGTTTGAAGCAGGAAGAACATAAGCCTGTTTCTTGTATGAACTGCTATAGTCATAAGTCCAGTTCAATGTAACAGTAGATTCAGCTCCATCAAACGTGGTTAGATTTATCTTCTTTAGAAACTTCAGTGTCGATGGATTGCCAAAGGATAAAGGATGACTAAAGTATGATAAATAATACGAGTCTGTGCCGTCAGTGTATGACGTATATTGTGCTATCCCCTCTGCAACGCCAAGATAAATAGTATCGTCAACCAGGTTTTCAAAGCATACAGGATTCATGGAAGACCATGTTGTTGTACGATATGACCCATCCTGTAATGGAGTTCTTGTATCAAAGACATAAACAAAGAACTGCGATCTGAATATCAGAAGAATAAACGCCTCTTGTGGCGAATAGAACATCCGAATATCACTGCTCTCGTTAAGGATAGCCGTCTTAATATCGTCATTGACGTTCTTTGAAATATCACCAATGGGAGAAGATTTCTCCTGAATGGTTCTTGCCAGACTTCTGACACCAGACCTATCAAGGAATATCAAGTCTTTACCAGTCGATACAACACAATCTCTGCTAACACAACCAATGTTGGAAATAGTATCCGACAATGACATAGTGGCTGGAGAATCTGCACCGCCATACACAAGGATAGAATCTTTACCAAAGATGATTAAGAATCCGTTATGTGCAGCCAGAGCAACAATCTCGTCATAGCCATTAGGCCAGACCTTAGAAATATCTATAGAGCCAGAAGTGCCCCCTGTCCACGCTGTCCCATCAAGAAGATCAGACCAGTAGATAGTAGACTTGTCAGCAGCAAAATC